GAAAATTATAAAATACGTTTCATAAATACCAATTCAAATTTTATAAATGATTTAAAGAATTTAAAAGAAACAAAAATAAGTGAAATAGGAAATTTGAAATCACAAAATATAGAAGGTTGGAGTGAAAGCTATTCAACACCCGAAGAAATAAAAAAGGATTATATACAGGAAACAAAACCGATTATACAGAAGAAGATATAAAGAATTTCAAGCTGATAAACTGGAAAAAGGCACATCCAGGCGTATCTATACAAAATAACGCAGTCGCATCTCTTGACTATTCACATATTGAAAATGATGAATTAAGGCATTCATTCATAGAATTATGCGTTGATTTTGAATCGAGAAAATCAATTTATAATTATAATATTATCAATAACATAACCAATGATCCAGTAAAATGTAAAGCTTGGTATGCATGGATATGTAATATTGAAGAAAAATTAGGTTTTGTTTTTAGGGAGTCATATATCAATTTCGATGAAAGACATTTCGTAATAAGGCCAGATGATAAAAACAAAATATTCATTTCATCAGAATATATATTGCTTGGTGAAAAAGGAAAGCCACAAAGATGGAGCAATAACACCTACATAGCAATGAACAATAACAATATACTGGATATATCAGAAATATACAAAGTCTTTGGTGAACATAAAAACAATATGGTCCAGACACAAGGAATTTCAATGGATGATATAGTAAAACAGTATGCCAGGTTATTTAAAAACATACTAAAAGGATATAATGAATTAATGTTTGATAATCTGCTTTGGCATGTAATGAAATTCACAGAACAGACAATAGAAATTTCCGAATTCTCTATATCTCCAAGGAGAATATATCAAATAGTAGATTATGTATATCATGAAAAAACATGGAGATACCCTGCACAACCACACAGAAAAAGACTGCAGAAAGTATTTATTGAACCAGGTTATCCGAGTAATCTGTATAAAGAGTATGTAAAGAAAACAAAAATGCTAAGGATAAGAAATGCTTTCCTTATGTGCAAGAATTTAGGCGTTGAATTAAATACAGATAATCTAATAACCCAATATGCACTACTCAATAATAAAATAAAGAAAAGCGAAATAAATGATGGTCAACTAACAAAGATACAAAAGAGCGAATTTAAAAAGTTACTGGATGAAATGCTCGCAAACAAAAATAATCCAGAATGGAAAGGAATAATTGAAGTACCAGTAAGAAAGAAGCAGGACACTACAATAAGAAAGAAACAGAATACAGAAACAAGAAAGAACCATAAGGAATGGATGGATAAACTGAAAGAACTTATGAGTAAGGAAGGTAATATAGATTATCAATACTTCTGTGATTTATACAGAGGACTAATAGAACTACCAGAAAGAAAAGCATTCAACAAATACAAAATTAAAATAAAAAAGAATTGGAAATGAAAAACAGAATAGTGAAGAAGTTAATCAAGAAGCAGCCATTGATAAACGCATATATTAAATCCATGTATGAATGGATTCATGCATTTGAAAGATTTAAAGAAATAGAACAGAAAGATGAGGTACATTATATTGCAATGAATCTACAAAAAAGACATATTGAATGGAATTATCAGCAGATAAAAAAACATGGGAAAAAGGTACCCACGAAGAACCTTAACAAGCATATAAGAACATTCCAGACGGATAGGATAACCTTACTACTCAGGGAAATTTTCCAAACGGATAGGATAACTAAAATCAATAGTTAATTATCTATATTCAAAAAGAAAAGTAACAAAAGAAAAGTTATCTAATCTACTAACTAATCTACTAACTAATCTACTAATACATATTAACTAATACAATATACTATACAATATTAATTATTAATTATTATACACATCAATATAACATATATACTATACCCAAGTATGCGCGGTTTCGACAAAAAAAAAGGTATCCAGTAAATTTATTTTCCAAAAGTTTTTCCAAAATTTTTTCCTTCCAAATACCCCGGCATAGCTCTAAGTTTGAAAAACGGTATGGAATGCCGCAACCACCTCATCACACGCGTTTTGGTAATTTCCAGCCCTCAGAGCTCCCAATATCGCTTCCGAATACGGGTACCCTGATAACTGTAAGCCATCTACAAACAAACGCGATACGGAAGACGTATAATATTATAAATCAAATCTCAAAGCATGGAAGAATGGAAAGACGTCAAGGGTTTCGAGGGGAAATACAAGGTCAGCAATTTGGGAAATGTACGGAAGAGGTAAATAATAAAAAAATAATATACTGAAAATGAATACCATAGAAAAAATTTTAAAGTTATTTAAAGGAACATCAGACGAAGAAATGGATGAACGTTTTCATGCATCAGAAAATGAAGCATATGATAAAATATGTAATGATAATGAAGGTGAATTTAGCATAATAGTAGAAAAGGATGTTATTAAAACCTATGAAGATTCTTATAAAAATCAAACAACATGGGTTAAATGCAAAGAAAACGGTGATATTGAAAAAGCATATATAGTAGCAGGTATAGATTTGGTTTATGATGAAAATAATAGTAAACATATTAAGACAAAAATGTATGAAGTTACATTTGTTAGAATAGAACTTCCAATAAATTTGAAGAATATTTTTGTTGTAAATGCGTGGGAAGATAAATGGAATCCATATCATTATATTGTAGAAAAATATAAGATAATAAAGGGAGTGACTAAATAATCACTCCCTTTTCTATCTCTACTATTGAGGGAAGAGAGACGGTAAATATTAAAACACAAATATTAAATGAATACCAAAGTAAAATTCACAGATATTGATCCGGAAATACAGGAATATGTAAATGATGTATTATCTGGAGAAGAAGTAGCGGGAGAAGCGATTCGTCTTGCATGCAAAAGATTTAAGGAATGGTTTGACCGGGAAGATTTTTGGTTTGATAATGATAAAGTAAACAAAGTAATTGATTTTATCGGGCATTTAAAACACTTTGAAGATTAGTGGGCAGGTAAGCCTTTTCAGTTATTTCCCTGGTAGAAATGGGTTGTTGCTAATATATTTGGCTGGTATAGGGCAGACGACCATTCTAAACGTGTTATCCGTAATGTTTTTCTACTGATTTCACGTAAGAACGGAAAGACTGCTCTTTCTGCTGCAATTATGTTAGCTTCAATGATGGTTGACGGTGTTCAGGGAGCAGAATGTTATTTGGTGGCTAATTCACGTGATTAGGCAAAGATATGTTATAAATTTATTAATGGTTTCTCTAATTCTTTGGATCCAAAACATAAGCATTTAAAAACGTTCAGAGATTATCTGCTATATCCGAAAACAAATTCAAAAATCAAATGTCTTTCTTCTGATACAATGACACAGGACGGACTTAATCCTAGTTGTTTTATAGTTGATGAATTCCATGCAAGTTAGAATTACGATAATTACAATGTATTGAAGTCTGGACAGGCATCTCGTAAAAATCCTTTGGCGATAGTTATTTCTTCTGCAGGGGTTCTTCTCGATACTTATCCGTGCTTTGAAACATGTAAAGTAGGTTATGAGATTCTTCGAGGCATTAAAGAAGACGACAGTTGGTTTTTCGCGATTTATCAGCTTGATCCTAATGATGATTGGAGAGATGAAAAAGTCTGGAAGAAAGCTTCACCAAACTATAAGGTAACAGTGTTTGAGGACTATATGAAGGAAAGAATTCTTGAGGCAAAGAATGACACGGCAAAAGAGGCGGACGTTAAGACAAAGAACCTTAATATGTGGGTTCAGAGCTTGAATGCTTGGTTGCCTAACGAGCTGATAGACAGTCATATGCAGAAATTAGACATGGATTAGTTTACACAGGAGGACCTTGGTTATATGGGTATAGACTTATCAGCAGTCCGCGATTTATCAGCGACATGTATAATGTTTCCACCTGATGACAGACGTACGTATTACCCCGACAAGTTTATTTTCAAATCTGCTGTATATATTCCACCATGTGCTTTAAGAGAATCTCCTAACCGTACTAAATATGAGAATTTCATTCATAACGGCTATGCAAGACTAACGACCGGTAAATCAGTGGACTATGATACAATTTTGGCGGATATTTTATCTACCGAACAGCACATTACAATACAGAAAATCAGTTATGATGCTTGGCAGGCTGCTATGTTTGTAAAGAATGCCATGGCAGAAGGTTTACCAATGGAAGCTTTTGCACAGGGACTTGGCAATTTCAACAGGCCTACAAAGACTTTTGAAATACTTCTCAGGAATGACAAGGTAATTATTGACAGCAATTTGGCTACAAAATGGTGTTTCAATAACTGTGAACTGAAAATAGACCACATGGATAACTGTAAACCAGTAAAGGCAGGAGATGATAACAATAAAAAAATCGATATAGTTATTGCTATGCTTGAAGCACTTGGCGGTTATCTGCTTAGCAATGATTATTATTATGGAGAATAAAAATAAGTGAAAACAACTATGTTTCCATATTAGAAACCACGTAAATTTAAGAATGAAAATACAGAGAGAAAGAAGAAACTGTATAACACACAGGAATGGAAAAAGCTTTCCTTGATTTATAAACAAGAACACCCTCTTTGTGAGTGTTGTTAGGTACATGAAAAGGTTAGTTCTGTAGAGGAAGTACATCATGCAGTGAAATTCGATGATTAGGATAAGCCTGAAATACGTTCAATGTTACTTCTAGATAAGGATAATTTAATTGCACTTTGCAAAGAATGTCATTAGTTATATCACAAATCACCATCAGAACTTTCAGAATTACAGAGAAATTTCTTTCATCAAAAACAGATGGCAGTAAAGCGTAAATATGAGAATCAGCTTATATTTCTTACAGTCAAATAAATATCAGAAATACATACAACAAATATGAGTTGGTTTAATTTTGGAAAGAAAAAAGAGGAAAGATCTGCAGATGTTCATCCTATAACATACGAAGATGGTTATTGAGTATCGGGAGGGTTTTCTATTTTCAAACAGCACAATAGTTTTGCACTTTCCCTTTCTGCTGTGTACTCAGCCGTAGAGCTTATATCAAATTCTATTGCGCTTCTGCCTATACAGGTTAAGTTTAAGGATGATAAAGGAGAGGCACAGATTAACAATGATCATGAGCTTAATATAGCTTTTAACAACAATGATATGAGCAAGTATATGATTATCAAAATGATGGTTGCAGATATGCTATTGTTTGGTAATGGTTATGCACTTATAGAAAGGTCAGGGGGTCATGTGACAGGCATACGTTATTTGGAAGCAAATGATGTACAGGTATAGTGGGACAAATATAAGAAGAAGCTTTATTATACTTGTAACTTAGTTCCTGACAAGGTAATTCAGCCTGAAAACATATTGCATATATACAAGAATTCTCGTGACGGTCATACAGGCGTCGGTGTATTGAAATATGCAGCAAGGACTATTGACTTAGCGAACTATACAGAAAATTCTTCATTGGACTTCTTTGCTAAAGGTCTTAATGTAACTGGTATTATACATGCGAAACAACCAATGGACAAACGTTAGGCTCAACAGGCTCTACATTCTATAGAAGGAAATGTAAATGCGGACAAGGCATATTATAAGTTCTTACCATTTGACATTGATTTTCAGCCACTTACACAGAATGCAAAGGATGCACAGATGATTGAAACAAGACTTTTCAATGTATCTGAAATTGCTCGTTTCTTCAATATATCACCTGTACTTCTTTAGGATCTTTCTAAGTCTTCTTACAGCACTGTAGAAGCAGCAAACTTACAGTTCTTGACACAGACACTTCTTCCTTATATCTCAATCATTGAATCTGAATTCAACAGAAAACTCGTTGGTGAAGAGAATATCTTTATTGATTTGGATGAAAGAGAATTCTTACGAACAGACAGCCAGTCTACTGCAAATTATTATGTTACACTCGTTAATGCTGGTATACTTTCTAGAAATGAGGTACGTGAACAGCTTGGTTATAACAAGGTAGATGGTGCAGATGAATTAGCAATACCATATACAAATACGGAACAGAATACTTTCGGTGAGAAATCAGAGCAAGAAGAGAAACCGGAAGAGAAATCAGAACCGGAAGAGAAATCAGAACAGGAAGAGAAATAAATACTAAAATAAATCTTATAAAGATGAATAAAGAAGTTAGATATTCTCCTATTGTTTTCAGAAATCTTGAAGAAGATTCTCGTAGACTTGAAGGAAGGGCAATAGTGTTTGACAGCTATTCTAATAATCTTGGATTCTATGAAAAGATTAACCGTTCAGCGGTCACACAGGAATTGATAAATCATTCCGATATTATCTTTACGTTTAATCATGATCCAAACCAGCTTTTGGCTAGATTTAGAAATGGCGGTGGATCGCTCGATGTTCAGTTAAGGGAAGACGGTGTTTATTTCTCATTCGATATTCCAAACACTACATTGGGAAATGATATTTATGAATTAATTAAGCGCGGTGATATTTCAAACTGCAGTTTCTGTTTTTCTATTTCTGACGAAAAGGAAGCACAGAAGTGGGAAAAGAGAGACGGAAAGATGTACAGAGAAATCTTTAAAATTGGCGGACTCTATGACTTGTCAGCGGTTACTTACCCCGCTTATTCTGACACGGATATTAATGCAAGAAGTCTTGAAATGAGAAATATTGCAGAAGCAGAGCTTGACAAAATTATTAAGGAAGCAGAAGAGATGAAAGAGGAACAGGAAAAAGAAAAAGAACAGGAAATTCGCTCAGAAGAGGTTGAGGTTGAAAAACCAGAAGAAGAAAAAGAACCTGAACAGGAGGTTCGTGAAGAAGAGAAACCTGAAGAGGTTGAAATTGCCATGAAACCTGTTGAAGAAGAGGAAGAAAAACCCGCTGAGGAAAAAGAGGAAAAACGTGAAATAAATAAAGAAAACAAAAATAATATTAATATTATGAATAAAACATTTATCAAAGAGATTCGTAATGCAATCGATAACAATCAGAGAAGCTTTACTGTTAATGCAGAAACACGTGATTCTGATACAAGCAAGAAGATGACTGTTAACGGTTATACTGTTGGCTCAGGTCAGGATGCAGTTGATATTGACGGTACAGCAGCAGAAGGTGTTGTTGAAACAGAGATGCAAGGTCTTTTAGAACCTTTGTATGCTAATTCAGTTTTATCAAAGCTTGGTGTTCGCTGGTATAAAGGCCTTCCACAAGGAAATCTTTCAGTTCCTGTTATGGATGGTGGAAACGTTGGTTGGAGCGGTGAAATAGATGAAGCAGTTCGCTCAGGCAATGCATTCAGTCATGTTGATTTGACCCCGAAACGTTTGACAGCATTTGTAGATATATCAAAACAGCTTATAGCTTAGGATACAATTTCTGCTGAGGCAGCAATTCGCAGAGACATTGTTAATGCTCTTAACGATAAGTTAGAAAAGACTGTTTTAGGTCTTGCAGCAGGCGATGCAACAAAGCCAGCAGGTATTTTCTACGGTGCAACAGTTACAAAGAACGAAACATATGCAAAGGTCTGCACAGCAGAAGCAAGTGTTGAAGATAATGGTGTAGGCGGTGAATGGAAATATTTGTTATCTCCAGCAGCTAAAGCATTCTATCGTTCATTACCTAAAGGACAGAACAATACGGGCATGGTATTCGATCATGATGAAATGGACGGTACTCCAGCAGTTGTTAGCTCAATGGTAGACAGCGGTAAGTATATCTATGCGAACTTTAATTTCTTGGCCGTTGCAAGCTGGGGCAATATCGAGGTAACAGTGGACCCATATACTCAGGCTGCAAACGGTATGATTCGTTTGGTAATAAATTCTTACTGGGATGCCAAAATTTTACGTCCTCAGGCATTCTATTTCGGAAAGATTGCATAATCATTAGATTTATAAAGATATTCAGAAAGGTAAGGTTTTGCACTTTACCTTTCTTTTTATATTATAATAAATATCAAAAATACAGTATACGTTTATGCTTGACTTGAAATTAGTAAAGAAACACCTTAATCTGGAAAATGAATTTACAGATGATGATATTTATATAATGGGACTTTGTGAGGCCGCAGAAGAGGTAGTCAAGAATGCGATAATGCCAGATAGTTAGGATGATTTACTGGATGAAGAAGGTGATTACCTTCCAAATGTACGTCATGCAATCTTGCTCCTTGTTGGAACATGGTACGCTAATCGTGAAACTGTTTCATATGGTGTAGCGAACAAGATACCACATGGATTTGATTATATCTGTCAACAGCTTAAAACTTATCATTTTTAATCATGGCTATAATAGGTGCGGGAAGACTTAATGAACATATAGAAATTTGGTGCCTTGATATTCAGACAACCGAATACGGAGATACTAAAGAGGAATGGAAATTTATCTGCAATGCTCGTGCGATGGTTGATCATACAGGCGGAAATCTTTCTGTTGAAAATAATGAGCTCTGGAACAGCTATACCAAAGATTTTACCGTCAGAATACATACTAACGTACAGGATTCAGACAGGATAAAGTACAATGATCATTGGTACAGAATAATAACTATTGACATAGACAGAGGCAGGCAGACAAAAATAATAAGAACTGAATTAGTAAATGAATAATGGCGGAAATTGATATGACATATTCAGACGGTGGACTTATGAAATGTTTAGAGACACTCAAAGGCAAGGATTTCAGACGTATAGAGAAGAAAGCAATGCGCAAGGGTGCAGCATAGATTAAGAGACAGGCAGTTTCTAATTTCAAGAAGGAATTGCCCGCTGCAACACAGCCTTCTGAAAAATATTCTGACAAGCTTATCGATGCTATTCGCTCTACTATCTATGAGGAAGGCAATGAGATATATTTCAAAGTGCATACGATGGGTACCAGGAAAAAGGATTCAGGTACATTCAGGGCAAGATTCTTTGAGAAAGGCACTAATGAAAGAAACAGTGACGGCCACAGAAGAGGACAGATAAATGCTACAAACTTCTTTAGTAATGCTGTTACTTCCGCGAGTTCAAAGGCATATAATGCCATAAATCAGACGTTTACAAACGAAGTTCAAAAGCTTTTAGATAAAAAATATGAAGAGACAAAGATATGATTAATACATTAAAGATAAACAAGTATATACGTAAGTTTCTCATTGAGAATAAAGAGTTGGTGAAAATTGTTAAGGCAACATAGATGTTTCCGATATTGGCAAATCAGAATACAAAGTTTCCTTTTATCACTTATCAAAGAACCGCTGTTTTTTCATCATATCAGAAAGACGGTTTGACAGAGGACAAGATTACACTTGAAATTATCGCTGTTTCTGATGATTACACACAGTCTATTGAAATAGCAAGTTTAATACGTGATACACTGGAGATGAAGAGATTTCATGATAGCGATATAACAATATATTCTATGCTGTTGGAATCTGTACATGAAGAATTTGCAGATAACGCTTATATTCAGAGGTTGGTATTTGAGATTAAGGCAATATAATGCTATCACATAATTATTCAATTTAAATTTTAGCAAACAACATGCTCGTTGGAAGGGATAATCAATTATTTGGTTATCCCTTTTTTGTTCTCTTAATTAAACGTAAAAGATAATACTAAATTCTTTAATATCACCTTTTTATTTGTACTTTTGCAAGTTAATAAGATTTATAGCATGGATATTAAGTTTATAGATTTGTTCGCTGGAATAGGCGGAATAAGGAAGGGATTAGAGCAGGCTATCATAAAGTCCGGCAATAACCCCATATGTGTTTTCACTTCTGAGATTAAGCCTTATGCCATTTCTATTCTGCAGCAGAACCATCCTAATGAAGATATAACCGGGGATATTACAAAGGTAGATGCATCAACCATTCCTGATTTCGATATATTATGTGGTGGATTCCCATGTCAGGCGTTTTCTGCAGCAGGAAAGCGTGAAGGATTTGCAGACACCAGAGGAACTTTGTTCTTTGACGTGGAAAGAATTCTCATAGAGAAGAAGCCAAAAGGATTCATCTTGGAGAATGTCGAGGGCCTGGTTAATCACGACGGAGGCCATACACTGAATGTCATTATAACACATCTGCGGAAGATTGGTTATAAGGTATCATTCAAGGTACTCAATTCAAAATACTTCGGTGTTCCTCAGGAAAGAAAGCGTATCTATATTGTCGGTACATTCAATAATAAGGTGAACTTAGAGAATTTCCCTGTTACTGAAAAGACTCTTGGCGATATTCTGGAATCAGGCAAACCCACTATAAATTCCAAGTTCACAAAGCTGTTACTGTCTAAGTTTGAAATCTCTGAATTATATGGTAAATCCATTAAGGACAAGAGAGGCGGTGCAGACAATATACACAGCTGGGATCTTGACTTGAAGGGAAAGACTACCAAAAAGGAGAAAGAACTTCTCAATAAGATGCTCACTGAGAGAAGAAAGAAGAAGTGGGCAGAGATATACGGCATAGACTGGATGGACGGAATGCCATTGACCTTTGAAATGATTTCATCTTTCTATAAGGGCAGCGACCTGAAAAAACTACTTGACAGCCTGGTAGAAAAGGGATATATCGTCTATGAGCACCCGAAGAAGAAGGTAACTGTCAAGGGTGTATCAAGAAGAGAATACGACACGAATCTTCCAAAGGGATATAATATCATTACCGGTAAACTCAGTTTCGAGATAAACAAGATTCTGGATCCTAATGCAGTCGCACCTACACTGGTAGCAATGGATATGCAGAAACTCTTCGTGGTTGACGGAAAGGGACTCAGGAAGCTTACTCTAAGGGAGGGACTCAGGTTATTCGGTTATCCTGAGGACTATAAATTTGAAGTTTCTGAAAAAGACGGGTTCGACCTTCTCGGAAATACCGTGGTTGTTCCTGTCATAGAAGCTGTCTGCGAACGATTACTAACCAATATAAAGTTTTAAATATGGATGCTGCTGATAGAATATTCAAGTTATTGAAGGAAGATTTTGGTCTGGACGGTGCTACTGGTTCTGTACAGTTCAAACTGAAAGATTTTGGTATTGTTGTTGAGCAGAACAATATAATAGGAAATATCATTGAGGAATGGCTTGGCAAATGGCTTAACAGCAAGAACATTTTCAATATCCACAATCCTGGTCAGTCTTCCCCTGATTTCTGGTTGAATCCTGACAACAGAGAATCAGACTGGCTGGAGGTCAAGTCGTTTACAGGCAGTCCGAACTTTGACGTTGCTGCATACAGGAGCTTTATAAAACTTATCATTGACAAGCCTTACAAGCTGCAGTCAAAGTATCTTCTTATCAAGTATAAGATGGACGGAGGCATAGTCACCATTGAGAACTGCTGGCTGAAGAAGATATGGGAAATCTGCTGTCCGAGCAAGAAATGGCCGATCAAGGTACAGGATAAAAGCGGTGTTATCTTCAATATCCGACCTGCTGTTTGGTATTCAGACAAAACCGATTACTCATGCTTTGAAAGCCTGGAGCATTTTCTTGCTGCAATCGAGCAGACAATATACAAGTATCATGATACCAACCACCTTGCAGAAAGATGGTCAGAGGACGTCATAAAGGCTTATAAGAACTTCTATGGGGTTGAACTGCAGATACCACGCTGGATGGATATTAAAGCGCAATACGAGAAGGTTAAATAGCGATATTCTTTATAATAATGTACGCGTGCAAAATGGCTTTATATATTTTTAGTACATTTATCTAGAAAAATGTATCAAAAATATATGTAGTTCCCATTTTTATTATTACCTTTGCACTTATAAAACGTATAATTTAAATTTTTATTGTTATGATCAAGTGCATATGTTTTATCCGTGTATCTACTCAGCAGCAGATACTGGAGGGACAAAAAGACAAGGTTATTGCAGAGGCTATCCATGACGGATATTCAAAAGATGAAATCAAGGTCATAGAGGCTAAGGAATCCGCCATCAAGCTTGCAGAATCAGAGCGAGAAACACTTACGGAGATGAAGCAGATTATCAGCATGAATTCCGGTATTGAATCCCTGTATGTTTTCGCCATTGACCGACTTGCCCGTAAAGTTTCAACTGTGCTTTCTATCAAGGACTATCTTTTAGAGAACAACATTAATCTGGTGTTTATCCATCCTCATAGAATGTCAACCATGAGAAGGAATGATAAAGGTGTAATGGTAGAAGACGAAGTTACTTCACTCATGCTTTTGTTCCTTGGTTACGGTGCGGAAATGGAGATGAAACTTAAACAGGCGAGAATAAAAACTACCCGTGACGTAATGAGGGCAAACAATAAGTTGTGTTCAGGCAGGCCGATGTTCGGGTACAGGAAAGACAAGGACAAGTCTGTAGTAGAGGATGAAGTTACTGGTGAGGCGGTCCGTGATATTTTCCGCCTTTATAATGAAAAACAAATGGGCATGCAGGAAATCTATAACCTGATGGTTTCAAGAGGGCTGTTCAAAGACAAGAAGAAGTCTGCAGCAAAGAATACCATTCTTCGCATTCTGAAAAACAAGGCATATACAGGTGATTATTCGTCATACGACAAGATAGGAAACATAAAATACCCGCCTATAATCGACAAGGAACTGTATGACAAAACACAAGAACTATTAAAGGAAAGGTTCTTTGCACCCAAGAAAGTTCACAAGAACATCTATTATGCAAAGGGATTACTTAGATTAGAGCAGACTGGTTTGATAATGCAGGCACATATCACCAACCTTTGCTATAAGTCATTCGAGGTTTATAAGTGCAGCATCAACATGAATGCAGTTGATACTTCTGTTTGGTTAACGGCAAAAATCCTTTTCATGATTCAGAATGAAATAGACAGACTTGAAACACCGTATGACTACAAAGAGGAAATAGCAGAATGTGAGGAAAGAATCAAGAACATTGAGAAGCTGATTGAGGATTCCCGCCAAAAGCAGAAGAAAGCCTTCAAGTTGTATTTAGGCGGTATGGTTGACGAGAACATCTATAATACAGAAGTATCAAGGCTGAAGGAATCGGAAGCGACATGGAGCTCAGAAATAGCTTCTATTGAGACTGAAATAAACAGATACAGAATGATGAACTCTGAAAGCAATGAGAGAGGCGTTATAAATCCAAGAAACCTTGATTCACTGACTGACAAACAGAGAAAAGAAATGATAGATTCTCTGATAGAGGAAATCAGGATTAAGCATGAGGCAGACGGTTCGTTTACATGGGTATTCATACCAAAGAACAAAAAGGTATGGAAAATCTACAAGGAAATGAACAACTCAGTCTGGAAGTATAAGACAAGGGCAGGAAAGATGGTTCTTGAAGAAACTGGTGACAAGTGGTCAAATCAAGTAAACATAGAAAACCGAATAGGCGGACACAAGTTATTATAAAAGGAAAGGGATAGAAATTACTCTATCCCTTCTTTGTTCTTACATGGGTATGTATGATACATATTCTATTTCTGCCACCACTGAATCTACTACACAGGATTCTCCATTGTATTCTATAATATCACCTTTATTATTTTTATTAGGGAAGATAAAATCAATAGGTTCGTCTGTTACGATGGTTCCCCAAAAACCAAATATCTGTTCTTTCTCCTTGTATATGTGTTCTATTTTGGCTGCATCACCAGAGGAACATCTTGCATAATAGTCATGCTTGCCTTCTGGTGTGCCTTCAAACAGCTGGTTCTCGTAGTTTACGGCCTCATATGTCTTCGGCTGCTCATATACGGCTGATCGTGTATAATAGCCGTAACCATTACTTGATTTCAGATTCATTAATACACGGCATACCTTGAATACCAATCTTCCAGTGGCCTTTGCTTCCTTATAACTTATCTGTTCTGCCATAATCCTAATATAGTGATGATTTGTGGCCGCAAAGGTAAGTAATTCCTGTTATTCTGCCAAAGAATATTTCAAAAATATGCCTATATGCTAAACAAATCGAGATTATGGTGTTTTCTTATCCAAATACTTTTCTGGTAATCCGGTATCTGCTATCTTCGCCCTTGTCAATCAGACAAAATAACAATATTAATAACAATTTAAAAATTACAATTATGAAAAAAGAAATGACAGCTGAGAACATGCAGCAGGTAATTAACGAGAACATCAACCTTGTAAGCGACAAGACTCGTGAAAGTTTCGATGCAATGAGTTTAGAGGACCAGTACAAGAAAATATTGAAGCTCATCGCCAACAAGAAATTCCAAGAGAAGAAGAAAGCCAATAAGGACGGCTTTACGGCGGTTATCGACTCCAACACCACCCGATTCTCTATTGCCGTTAAGAAGGTGTTTGAGAAGTACCATCCAACTATTGATGAAGTTGAGTCACTTATCAGTTTCTCCAATGAGTACATCGATGATTGCAAGCAAGCGGAAATAGAACATCTGACACAAGAGATTGAGAGATTGCAACAACTTAAAGAACAATTATCAGAGGCTCTATAAAGCCTCTTTTTTATTAACCCTTTAAAACTATAAGGATATGAGATTAGAAAGCGGATATGAGACCAAAACAACGTTTTGGGAAGACTTTACGATTGCCGATGCATTCGGCATTTCTGCTATCAAGGACACTTTTAATAGGGCATTTGGTGAGTGGAAACATAACTATGAGTATGTAACTGAGCTTGCTATGGTCATGAGTTGGCGATCATGCGCATGGTACGGCAAGGACAATCAGAAGTCAGAACTATATGCTAATTACTATCATGAGGTCGATAATTGGTGTTTAGATAACCTCAAAGGAGATGAACTGCAATACTATATAAAAACAACTGATTAAGTCCATCTTTTTGGATAAAATACCAAAAAATTCAGATTAATATATTAATTTTGCACCTTGAAATATGAGAAAAAATACAAATGAAATGAATGCTGTAAGTCTTTTTAGTTCATCTGGAATTGGTGATTTGGGACTGAAAGCCAACAACATACATACGGTTGTGGCGTGTGAATTATTGCCCGAACGTATGAAGTTATTCTTGAATAATCATCAAGAAGCAAAAGGTTTTTGTGGTGATATTTTTGAGCTTAAAGACGATATAGTAAGTTATTATAAGAAACACTATAAGAACCCACCTTTTATTGTTTTAGCCACTCCACCATGTCAAGGAATGTCCTCTAATGGAATGGGAATGTTACTTAAGAATTTCAAGAAGGGAATTCGTCCAAAGTTCGATCCAAGGAACAAGCTTATAAAACCAGCGGTTGAAATAATCAAAGAACTGCAGCCCGAATGGATAATCTTTGAGAATGTTCCTAATATGGTCAATACAATGATTGAGGATGGTGACGGTGTTATTAACATCATTGACTATATCTATAGAGAACTTCCAAATTATGTTGGTAAGCCAACGGTTATTGATGTGGCTGATTATGGAGTGCCTCAGCATAGGAAAAGACTTATTACAGTTCTGACAAAGAATCAGGGCGGAATAAATTTCTTTAAGAGCAACAAAACATTGTGTCCTGCTCCTTTATATGGGGAAAAAGAAAGCATTTTTGTAAGGAAGTGGAGAACCTTGAAAGATGTTATTTATGGATTACCTGCTTTAGATTCTGTAGAAGGAAAGAATGTGGATCCTAATAATCCTCTACATAAAGTTCCTTTATTGGATGCTAATAAAAGACTTTGGATTTCCCATACACCTGAAGGGCAGACAGCCTTTAATAATCAGTGCATAAATCCAGATTGTATGTATCAAGGAAATAAAATTCATGGTGATACGCATGATAAGGATGGTACGCATACATCAAGCAAGGACACTCCACTATATTGTGAGAAATGTGGTGCAATCCTTCCACGTCCTCATATAATAGATGAAAAGACTGGTGAGGCAAGATTGATTAAAGGCTTTAACACTGCATATAAGAGAATGAATTGGGATGAGCCTGCAAGCACGCTGACTCAGAATTTTCAGTTTGTCAGTTCAGACAGAAAAATTCATCCAACTCAGAATAGAGTTCTTTCATTGTATGAAGCTATGATAATCCAAACTATTACCCAATACGACTATAAATTTGAGGTTGATGGAAAGCAAGTTTCGGAAGGATTAATCAGAGATAGTATTGGTGAGAGTGTTCCACCACTCTTAATAGATGAAATAGTAAAGCATATTATCAGTATAACAAAATAGAGGGTTTAAAATAACCCTCTATTTTTTATGTCATATCCTATCCATTGCTTCCTTGCAAGACATTTTATGTACATAGGATCATCAATGACAGCCCACCAGTTGCTGCACAAATGATGTATGCCGTCAGTGCTCATTCCAACCATATTAGTTCCGTGGCTATCTCCTGTTGGTCTGTAAGGTGCTCTCCAGTCGGCTGCTGTTAGGTTGTCCTGATAGAAACATGCAATAATTGTAGGTATTTCATTTATAAAGTCCCATAAGACTGCCAATAAATGATTCACATTAGCATGATGTGCTTTCCATCCTAATGTCGATACATTTGGAAATCTTTGTTCTCCTACCATTAAAGTTATTCCGGCCTTTGCACCTCCGCAAGTAGCCTTTACTTCTATGCCGCCATACTTATAAGGGCTGAATGCTTCTTTATTAATAGGATGGACTACGCCGTTTTCATCCGTCTCTATGTTATCTAACAGATATTTCTTCTTTATTGGTGAATCATTTAACAGCAAATCAGGGAATCCATCTATATGAGGATTAGAGACGAGGTTGTCATTAGAACATAATCTCATGCATTTGGCAAAGTGTTCACCAACAAATCCACTTAGATTTCTAGTGCCAAGTGTCTCATATATGTTTATATCAAACTGCTTTGTTATCTTATAGAGTTGTATAAATCCATCATTTGCTTTATTGATAACCTTAGTAATATCGTTTATGGGTATTACTGAATGCTCTTTGTCTATATCAACATTATTGTTTACTATGTAACTGAACATAACCTTATAGTTTTGATTATATTTGCAAAGTTACTAATAAATGCAAAATAATGTCACATTATAAAAAAGATTTATTTTTAATTAACTGTATAAGGAAGAAATTAAATAAATCGTCCGTATCGCTTCCGTTTCAGCCAGCCTTAATAGGACTAAACAAAAACAGAACAAATGCGATACGGACGATTTATATATAATAAGGTGTAATTATAATAGCTTGTGTCCGCCTATTCTATTTTCTATGTTTACTTGATTTGACCATTTATCACCAGTTTCTTCAAGGAACATCTTCCCTCCATGTGTCTTGTATCTCCAAACAGAATTATTCATTTCCTTATAGATTTTCAATACCTTTTTGTTCTTTGGTATGAATACCCATGTAAACGAACCGTCTTCCTCATGTTTAATTCTGATTTCCTCTATCAGTGAATCAATCATTTCTTTTCTCTGTTTGTCTGACAATGCATCAAGATTCCTCGGATTTATAACACCTCTCTCATTGCTTTCAGTGTTCATCATCCTGTATCTGTTTATTTCAGTCTCAATAGAAGCTATTTCTGAGCTCCATGTCGCTTCCGATTCTTTTAGCCTTGTTACTTCTGCATTATAGATGGTTTCATCGACCATACCGCCCAAATACATTTTAAATGCTTTCTTCTGTTTTTGGCGGGAATCCTCAATCAGTTTTTCGATGTTCTTGATTCTCTCCTCGCATTCTGCTATTTCATCTTTGTAGTCATACGGTGTTTCAAGTCTGTCTATTTCATTCTGAATCATGAACAGGATTTTTGCAGTTAACCAAACAGAAGTATCAACCGCATTCATGTTGATGCTGCACTTATAAACCTCGAATGACTTATAGCAAAGGTTGGTGATATGTGCCTGCATTA